CCCGGGGCTCATATCGTTTTACTGCTGTAAAAATTTCATTGGCCAGCTGCGCCTCCGCAACCGGCATGGGTTTGTCTACGACATCGCCGTCGATTCCGAAGGACCGGTCTAACGGTACGGACTGTTTTACCGTGTTAATTATGGTCCTGACGTTTTGGATCACTTCTTCCACTTCCGTAGAAGGCGCGAAATTCACGGCATAAACGTCAGCAGTACTGATTAAAGCATTGCTCATTTACGCCACCTCCTAACCAAATAAAGCGCCCACCGCTGTCCTGATCTGCGACATCAGATTTTCCTGGGCACTCCCTTCGGCGTACTCTTTCAGGGTAACCGATGCCGTGATCTGCAGAGTGGCGCCGATTCCGGTATAAAAGCCATTACCCTCTGACAGACTTTCCAGACGCCAAAGGTTTTGGCTGACCGGTCTTCCTGCAATAATCAGAGGAAAAACCTCTCCCGTATCCCGCATCCTCCGAAGTCGTTTCAGTTCAGCGACCGGATTTAATCCGTGCTGGCTGCTCAGAATAATCTTAAAGGTTATCTGTTCCAGATCCGGACCGACAAACTGGGACACAGGCTTTCTGCACATAACCGCATGGTCTGCCCACCGGGCGGATCCGTTCCTGCTCATGTCCGATATCGTCCGGAGCATGGAATCGGATGTCGTAAAGACAACGTCGCCCATATAGCCAATGTATGCCATTAGTCATCATCCTCCAATAAAAACATTACCGCTGCCCTGGGCTACGCTGCCCCCGCAGCTGACCGGGTCACCAATCCTTCCGGCGGCCCGCCCGTTAATGAAAACCGTAGAGCTGCCTGAAGCAATAACCCCACTGTGTGACGGATGCACTACGCAGCCATGCGGAACATAACTGTCCCCCACCCTGCCTGCGCCTCTTCCGTTAATGATTACATCAGGGCTGGCACTGTTAAGAGCGGTCGGCCCACAGGCATCGTGGCCGGTGTCTAAATCTCCTAATCTGGTAGCTGCCGGCATAATCTCACCTCGTTAATTGATATTAATCGTCGGAGCCGTTAACGTAATCGATGCCCCGGACTCAATGGATATGGCCCCGGAACACTTGATCTGCATACTCCCTTTGTGATCCAGCACCCGGACCGTATCTCCGCTGCCTCCCGGTACACTGTCCACATCGGAATAGACAGCGCCCAGGATAAAGCCGGCCGTGCTTCCTTTTCCGGAAGCGTTCGGCATGAGCAGACAGACGACCTGATCATCCACAGCCGGCAGCCAAAAATCTTTCGTTGTTTTTGTTCCTCGCTGCAGCACAAGGAGAGGCGCCGTAACCTTATTATTATGATCCGGGAGTTTTACACGCGCCGTTCCGGTGCTGGCATCGATAGACGATACGTACCCGGTCTGTATCAAGTTGGATATGAAATCCTTAGTATCCATTCAGGCACCTCCTGATATTAATACTGGTCGTGTACTCGGGCCTCAGTTCATGAGTGGCCTGAGTGATAATGTATTTTCCGTCACATTTACCATAACCGGTAACCTGTACCACCATACCGGCCAGCAATGCCAGGCAGCCCTGGCGTGTATATCTTCCCACAAACTCTTCACAATTCTTTTCTCTTAGTCTCTTCTTGGCCAACCGTTCGGCTTCTGCAACATCAGCGACCTGTTCATTAATTTCCAAAGTCTGCCCGGCTTTTTTATTCGGATCCGCAAAGGTAGCTTCAATGACCTTTTTCGTTTTCGTATCCTGGTACTTCACATGGCACTTCCAGAATATATCCCGGGTCTTGGCAGTAAAATCGCCGCCGCAATGCACGTTAATATGCGGCGTTTCTTCCTGCCCGGTAACCTGATAGTCCGGAGGAGCAATGGTCAGCACCGGATCCGCCTGCTCATATTTGTATTCATCAAATACGATAAGCTTTTTATCCGATACCTTTAACGCCAGCCCGACATCCTTCACCAAACCGTTGAGCAGATCCAAATCACTCTGATCCGACTGGTCGACCCGGTCAAGCTTAGGATTAATTTCTGTATCCCAGAACAGCTCCAGCTTGTTCTCCCCGGCCACATCGGTAAATACTTTCTTCAGGTCAACCTTTTCCCAGGCACGGGAGTGCTTATTGCCCCGTAACGGGGTATCATCCGGAACCGATACGCCGCGGATCTCTACCGTTGCCGGATTGTCATGGACGGTGAGTTCATCAATATAGAAATTTCCCATATACAGGAACTGATACCCGTCAGACAGGCTTTCCCAGTTATAGGTACATATCGTAACCTTCAGCTGGGCCGTCAGCTCCGGGAACCACGGATCACGCCAAAGGTGCGCCCTGTCCTCCAAACTGAGTGCTATGTCGTCCACTCTTCCGCTCATGTTATCCGTAACGGAGGCAGAGAGGATATATTGAGATATATCCTCCGAGACATCCACGTTGTTGTATTCAACTTTCAACCATGCCCGCCGCGAAACAACCGCTCCGGAAGCGGCCAGGGCTGTTACCTCATCAAGAACGTTAGCCATTTAGCGCCTCCAGGGAGGCAGGATGGATTTCTCCACCACCTCAAACTCCGGAACCTGTAAAACGATACCTGCCGGGAACACGACATAGTCCCTGTATTGCTGGTTTGCTTTTAACAATTCATCCATGCCCAACTCGGTCCCGTATAGCTTAAAGGCAATCAGATCCCACATATCGCCCTGGACGGTCGTATAAGTAGTCGATTTATTCATAACTCAGCCTCCGGTTCCGCTGCGCTACTCTGGCCAGCATCACTTCAAACTCTCTCATCTTGTCTTCCATCAGCGTGTTAATCTGACCGACATCCGCGCTGCCGGAAATATTGATTACCGGAGCAAACGTAGCATTGACCGCTCCGCCGCCTAACGGATTTCCCATGATCCGGTTCGTCTCAGCCAGCAGGCCGATATTTCTCCGGGTAGGCGTGTGCGGTATGGCGGACTCTCCAGACTCTTCTGCGAACGTGGTCAGGAAGGCGCCTCTGTCATAGATGCCGCCTTCTGCGTTTTCTGCTACGGGTTTCTTCCGATTGGCCATATGCTCTTCATGGAACCGCACAATGGTGTCGATGGGATGAGCCATGAAATCCTTCAGGCTCTGGTAATACTGCTTCACTTTCTCCACGCCGTCAGCCACTGTTTGCTTTATCCACTCCCAGGCATTGCTTACGGCGGTCTTGGCAGCTTCCCATACTTCGATCCAGAATGTCCGGAAGGACTCGGAATTATTCCAAAGGTAGATCAACACGCCAACAATCGCCATAACGGCCAGTATAATCCATCCAACCGGTGTTGCCAGGATAGTGATGTTCATCAGTTGGAATGCCAGTGTTACAGCTTTCACCGCAGTAACTACGGTCTTTATTGCCATGCAGGCCAGCACAAAAGCTGTCACTGCACCAGCAAGTAAGAGTATGCCCTGCGTTACGTTCGGGTATTTTGTTGCAAAGTCCGACATCCATTTTGTTACACCGGCCAAACTTTTCAGTACGGTGGAAACGGTTGGCAGAAGCATGGTACCAATATTTACCGCCAAAGCATTAGCGGCATTCTTGGCAAGCTGCATCTGGTTGGCCGTAGTAGCATTTCGGGACGCGAATTCCTTTTCCATACTGCCCCCGTATTGAGCCGCATCGGCAACGCCTTCAAAATTCTTTTTCAGGTTGTCAAGGTTGGTTAATAACGGAGCTATAGCACTGATTGATTCTTTCCCGAATAGGTCTTTTAATACGGCGTTCTGCTGAACCTTATCCAGACTGTTGATGGCAGCAAGCACCTCAAGGATAGCCCCTTTGGCATCTTTTTGCATTTTGACGGCCATGTTTCCGGCATCCAATCCCAGCATTGCAAAGGCCTCATGCTGTTTTTTGGTTGCGGATTCGCCTGCGGTCATTGTCAGGATAAAATTCTTCAGGCCTGTTGCGGCTACCTCAGACTGAATACCAGAACCGACAAGGCTGGCGCCCATGGCGGCGATCTCTCCGGAAGCCAAACCACCGACCGCTCCTAACGGCCCGATTCTCGTTACCACATCAGAAATCAATGGAGCAGCTGCAGCCGTGGTGTTACCCAGGTAGTTAATCTTATCGGCCAGCTTAACCACATCTTCCTGATTCATTTTGAACGCAGTACGCCACTTAGCCATCATATCGCCGGCCTGATCAGCCGTGATATCAAACGCAACACCCATCTTTACAGCGGATTCCGCGAACTGTGCCAATTCTGTCTTTGCTATACCCGCCTGGCCGCCGGCGGCTACAATCTTACCGATGTCATCCGCTGCCATCGGTAAGCGCTGGGACATTTCCAGAATGCTTTTCCCCATAGCTTTGAACTGGGCGTCGGAGTCAAAATCCACAACCTTTTTGATATCAGCCATGGTGGATTCAAACTCCATGGCAGCATCGACGGCTTTTTTAATCGGTAATGCTGTCAAAGCAGCAGACGCGGTAGCAAATAAATTGTTTTTAGCATTAAAAAAGCTCTGCATGGCTGCGTCTTGCTTACTCTTTAATTTTTCTAACCTGGAATACTGGCCCTTTAAGGCTTCAATTCTCTTAAAGTCTCCGGAGCCTGTCTCCAAAGTATTGATCTCTTTTTTTAAGCTGTTAAGCTTCCTGCCAATGCTGTCAAACGAGTTAGCCAGAGAAGAATCCAAGCGGCCGGTAACAACAATGGCCATATCTAAAACCTTAGACATAATTCTTCCCTCCGTTCTCAAATGCTTCGTTTTCTCTGTCGATTTCAGAAGCAATTATTTTTACATACTCAAAAAAATCACCTATAGGCATTTCCATGAAATAGCCTATAGGTGTCATACTATACCGTGCAGCTCTGACCGCCAGCAGACGTAAATCCGTCAGCTGACAGTCGAGCTGGTTAAAAAATTTAAGACAACCATCAAAGCTGCCTGGAAGTCTGATCCGGACAAGGAAAAGATATCATCTACCTGCAGGTCCGTTGCAACTGCTGCTACATAGGCCTGATATGTCTGGTCCAGCATCAGAACCATGATGCCCGGGTTTTGTTTCCTGGCATTTTTTTCGCATCGGATCAGGGCGTAACCGTTAACCTTGTCCCAGTCAAAAGACAGTTCCGTGATGGTCTGATCCTGGACTACATCCCCGACTTTTTTTGTTACCTTAATGGCTTTTTTCAAGGTTAAAGTTTCCATAATCAGATACCCAGCGCCTCTCTGATATCAGCCATAGCGTCTACACCGTCGCTGACATCTTTCATACCGTATTTGTCGATTTCCCGGATTACCCGGCCATTATATTCGACCTTCAGGTAGGTCACTTCAATATTGTTGCTGCTGTCGGTTGTGCTGGAGTTCTTCAGATTGCCCAGGTTCGCCTCGGATGCACGGCCCCGGACAACAATCCGTAAAGTATCAGTAACATACTGGTTATTCCCGGAATCCCAGTTCTGCAGAGCTCCGCGGCATTCCAGCGCCACGCCTTTGCCACCGCTCATGGCAATGGACTCGGGCTTCTGGGTGTTCCAGTTCAGGCCCAGTTTCATACTCTGGTACTGTCCCTGTACCGGTGCTTCAACTTCTCCGGACATGCCCATACCGGATACGGTCTGGGTCATGCTCTGGATATTCGGCAGCGAAACGTCTGCAATACCAAGCAAATCACTGTTTCCTTCCTGATAAACCCTCATAGCGTTGCAGAGTTCAGGAATTTTGTTTGCGTTAGCCATCTATTTTTCCTCCTCCCAGATTATTCAAACAGGGCATTTAAGCCGTTTACGTCGTATTCCATGATATCTTCAATCTGCTGTGCAGGTACCGGAGGAGTCATGAAAGTGTGTACACGGATGATGCCGTTCAGCAAATCGGTCACAGGGTTTTCATCTTCCAGGAACAGGATCTCACCGGCCAGCAGGAAGCCACGGCTTACATAACCGTTCAGACGGACCTGCTCACTGTCGATAAGGGTCTTAATCAGTCGCTTGTTCAGCGGCTGGTCTACTTTCTGCCAGTAGGTCAGGATGAATGTCTGCCTCCACCAGTTAAACCAGCGGCGAACACAGATAAAGCTGTCTTTCACGTCGGTGTTGCCAGGATAGCAGCCAGTATAGTTGCCCCAGCTCTTCCAGCCGCCGGAGAAGTTCAACGCGGTCATAATGCCCTGGCTGTTCAACAGATCTGCCTGATCATGGCTCAGGTTAATCTCGGTACCGTCGGCCAGGCAGCACCCGGTAATCTGCATAGACAGGTTAGACGGAGACTGATACGGAACGTCGCCGTTGGCGTTGTCCATAACACCGATGATGCCCATGATATGAGTGGACATATGATAAATCTTTTCGCCCATCTTAACCATAGGCCAGCAAACGACTTCATCAACGCCGGTGTAAGCGTTACCCTGTTTCCACTGATAGCAGCCAGAGTATTTCTTCACCTGGGCGGTGTTAATGTCGGTAAGCGAGCTGCACTTAAAGATGCCCTCAATCGCAGAAGCTTTAGCGCGCATAACCGCAGCAACTTCCGGATGTTCGGACCAGCCGGGAGCCAGCAGCAAACCGGGAACCATACCCGTAATAGAACGAATCTTCCCGAGCAGTTCCAGGCCGGTTTCATTGCCTTCGCTATCTACGCCGCCAATGATATCGTCATCATCGACCTCGCTGATGTCTGCCTTATCATATGCACAATAGATCTGAGTCAAGTTATACAGTGCGCCGCCCTGAATCAAGGTAATCACTACATTGCCGTCGGAGTCATAGGCAGCGACATAATCCGTATCTTCCACGGCAGCTTCGCCGTCAGATGTAGCTTTTACCACCAGGGAGCTCAGGATAACCGGATCCGTAAGAGTTACCACATGGTCGGTTACATCTTTTGCAGAAGCTGCTACAGCCGTTTTGTGTACGGTCGGATCAAACACGTTAATGAACACGACCGGGGAAACCGCATACAGCTGGAATTCTGCAAACATTGCTTCGCACAGCGTAAAGGTCTGCCAGTTTTCGGAATAGCCAAATGCAGCTTTAGCCTCTGCAAAAGAATAGCAGAGCACCGGCTTATTTACGCCGGCGGAGTCTTCCGCCTTTGCCATATGCACCGGAGCCGTACCAATAACTACCGGAAGTCCGGCAGTGGTCTGTGCAGGGCTCAAAATGCTGGTTGCTACCTCACTGGCTTTCACACCATGATAATATGCCATTTATTTCATTCCTTTCTTGTGTAAATTTAAAGCGCGCTGATACATTGTGTACATCAGCGAGCCTTCTTTAGTAAGATCTTCCATTGCCTTGGATACTTCCGCAGGCCTTACAAACAGATGCCGGTACACCGGATCGTCAGCATACTCGGCCGGCATTTCCTTAAATACCATCATCCGTTTAAGGTAAGAATCCTTAAAGGCCGGGCCTACATAAATCACCGGTCCGACAGCCTTTACTTTTACCGGTTCCACAACCGGCTCTGTTACCACTCGTTTTTTTCTGGTCATTCAATCATCTCCTCATATTCCGGCATCGGCTGCGGAATATTAACCCTGACATCGAGATACCCCCACCACTGGGGATAGGGCTGCTCATCCGGTACGTGTGTTTCGATTTTCTTATCTTTTCTCACAAAATACTGGTTATTGATGGCCTTGGCTG